TGCGAACAAACTTGTCAACCATCATCTCATACTCACGCAAATACATGCCAGCCATCTGAGTATCCTCTTGCGACATGAAATAAGACGACAACATGTACCAAGCAATAGCGTCATGCAACGGTTCAGGCAAATCAGGAACCGAACCAGCACCAGTAGGCCACACCGCAGGCTTACGAATACCACGAATCGTATACTGCTTAGAGTTCACAGAAGGCTTCGGATACAAAATCAGAGTGCCATCACGAACCGTGTAAGCGTTAGCAACCTCACTGGTCGCACCAATAGGTGCGCCAAACGCCAAATCGGCATCCGACTCAGACATGTAAATCAGACGACGACCCAAATTAGTGGTGTCAATCACCGACGTGATCTTATCCAAATCGTTAGACGGAGTAAAAGAAGTAAAAGCATACTCGGATTGGCCTGCAACAGTCAACATCCCATACACAACCTGCAACTGCGGGAACGTGGTTCTAGTATGAATATCGTTGTAGGCGATACGGGCATACACATCCAGCGACGAATCAGGAGCATCCGTCGCATCAGCATCCGCATGGGTACGGACAAACGAGCGCAAATCCTGCAATGAAGCCATCAGCCCGCCTTACGCTTCCTGCCAGCAGGCTTACGGGCCTGCTCCAACTCGTTCATCGACTGCTCATATTCGGCAGCCCAATCAAAATCTTCGCCAGCCATATCATACGGACGGGCATCCTTATACACCGATTCGGCATCCTCCCGCAACAACGGCACAATCACCATGTCCTTCGCAGCCATTGCCCGCACATCAAACAACACAGCCTTACCGTTCGTATTACGATTCGATGACTGCCCATAAGCAGCCTCAAACGGGATCGCGCCAGGCCAAGTAACAGTCATATCAGGCATCAAACACCTCACCATCATGCGACGGATCAACATATTGGGCAGCATTCGGAACAGCCCACACCAACACACCAACAATTAGTGCATCCAAAACGATCTGCACCGCAGTCACATCCAAATCAACCCACTTCTTTACGGCAGCAACCACAGCCACAGCAACAGAAGCCACAATAGCCTTACGAATCTGAGCCAACGAAGCCCGAACACCCGACATAAATAACCCCTTTATACGAGAAACGGGAGGGAGGAAAACCCTCCCTCCCGTCTATCAGCGTGGAACGTCACCCAGTAGGATCAGACAGTGAACTCTGCACGACCCAGGTAACGGCGACCGTTCGTACCGAACGTACCGTAGCAGGTGATAAGACCGTACTTGGCGTCACGGTCATACGGCTCAACGAAGCCACGGAACTTCATCCAGTTGCCAGCCAACACAGCCATCTTGACGTGACGGCTGTTCAGGAAGAACCAGTAAGTGCTCGGGCACAGATCCGACCAGACAACCTTCGACCCACGGTGCAACAGGTTCGTGAAACCCGCCTCCGCCGTCTTGGCGTCAGTGAACCGCTGGTTGTTCTGAAGGGTACCCTCATACTTCTCCCACAACGTCTGCGTGGTAATCTGGAAGTCACAGGCATCCGCACCATACGACACCGTGTTGTACGCCTTGGAGTGCAACGCCAGCGTGTAGGCAGCCGAACCAGGGACATACGAACGCCAATAGCTGTTAGCGTTACCGTCGATACCGCCCGACGTGGTGGTGGTGCCAACCAGATCCTTCAGACCGTTCCAAGCCTTACCGCTCGACTCGGTACCATCATACTGAAGCAGAGCAGTCTCAAACTGCTCGGCAGCAGTCATCTCAGCGTTCTCCACCTTCGTCTGAAGCAGCTTGATAACCGCACGGTCACCACTGTTCTTCGCTTCCTCCATGCCCGACATCGGAATGAAGATCGCAGCCTGCTTCCACTGGTACTCGGCAGCAGTCACAATTTCCTCACCATGCACAGGCGTCAAAGCGTCATAGCCCGAGTAGTACTGGAACGACGAGTTGGTCTTATGCATGATCGGGAACACAGCCGTCGAACCGCCCTGGGCGTCCAGCTTCGCAGTGTTCTTAATCCAGTCCAGCGCAGCGGACCGCTTGAAAATGTTGTCAACAGCCTTGCCGCCCTCAGTGAAATACCGCTTCAGGGTAGTTGCAACAATGTTATCGAAATTCGGGTTACTCATGATTTATCCTCCAATTAGGAACGTGATCTTTCAACTTCGTATGCAAAGATGTCCTCAAACGAATCAAACCGCTTCCAGCTATCATCAGGTTCAGCCTTCGCCTTCACGGCAGGAACCTTCTTAGCAGCAGCACGGGCCTTATCACGCTTCGCAGCAGCCTGCTCCGCCTTCATACGGGCAGCCTCCTGGGCTGCCGTATCCGACTGGACACGATCCGCCTTCCAAACCTTGTAAGCCATCTCCATCGTCAACCCATTATCAATCGCAATAGGCAACACTTGAAGCGGATCAAAGTCCTGGTAACGTGACTTCATCTGATTCAATTCGGACTGAACATCAGCATTCACCCGATCCCAAGCCACTTCTTCCTGTTGACGCTTCAACTCGGCCAGTTCACGACGTGTCTGCTTTAGCTCGTTTACAATCGGCTCAAACTCGGGGTCCAAATCGCTGTACTGTTTGTCGTCCTGCAAACCAAACTGTTCTTGCAAATACCGCAAACTGCCAGCAGGATCAACCCTGAACGCCTCCTGCAACTCCTGCGCCCACCGCACCAACTCGTTCTGAGCAGCAACCTGCTGCGTCTTACGAGTATAATCAGCCTGACGCATATAACCATTCCGCAACTCGGCCAACGGAACCTCAAAGGTTTCCCCATTCACCGTGACAGGAACAGTTTTATCTTTGATAGAGTCAAAATCAAACGTATCCTCGGGTGCATCATCCTGATCTTCCAAACCGTCGTCTGTGTCAGAATCAATGTCCTGGCTATCGTCAACTTCGCTATCATCAACCTCCACATCCACCTCATCGGTGTCTGTGTCGGTGTCATCGTCACCGAAATGCACATTCGCATTCCGAGACAAAACCTCGGGACCAGTGTCGTCACCTCCGTCAGCCATAACGGATTCAAACGCTGCGTACAAGTCCTCACTCATATGTTTTCCTTTCAGAATCCCAAACGGGTTATTCTTACCACTTTACTTTGTCAGCCCAATACGCTGCCGACATTCTCCCCTTAGAAATATTGCTCGCATGACGGGCCTTGAACGACTCACGACGACTACGGTACGCAGCCGATTCGCCAGCCTTCTTCGGAGAACCCGACACACCCTGCTGACCAAACCGAATCAACTTTACTGTTGAACCCTGCTTTGCCAACACGGCATGAGACTTCTTCGGATGACTCGGTGTCCGTTTCGGCTTGTTGTAGCCAGCAAACGTTTCCTTGCCACGCTTAATAGTCATAATTATTTGCCGTACTTGTTGTTGTTCACAACACCCTTCGAAAAACCAAACTTCTTCGACGGATACGAAGAAGAACGCATCGAACCAGACTTCAACACAGGCTGCTTTGGCAGCTTTGCACCAGTCAACTTGCCCTTAGACTTACCGAAACGATCCATCACTTAGCCTTCTTTGACATCTTCCCATACATCGGCTTTGCACCCTTCTTGGCGGCAGCCTTCTTGGCTGCCTTCATGCCCGCAGCCGTGTACGGAAACTTCTTACCATCCACGTTAGGCATATTAGGCAATCATCCATTCGGTAGCAGCAATCTTCACACACAACTTCGTAGCGTTCTGCGCCACCGTGGCCGTACCCGTCAACGTGTCCGAACCAGTCTTAGCGACAGTCACCGTACCAGCACCCTTCGTCATGACACGGAACGACGAACCAATCGGGAACACCTTGCCAGCGGTAGCGGTGCTCTCAGGGATCGTGAACGTGGTAGCCGAACCGTTCGTTGACACAATAATAGCGTCAATGTCGGTGGCGGCAATCGTGCGGCTTGTGGTGGTTTCGGTGCGAACAGTCGGGCAAAACTTGCTGAACCGCTCATCAACCTGACCAGTAGTCTCATCTGCAACAGCCATTATATCCTCCTAGAAAAGTGAAACATGATTCCAATAGAATGACAGGGAACGTAACAACTAGACGTTTGGGATGCCTGTCTCCACCCAACGAATCCCATACCGACGATAATCTGCTTCCAAATCTGCAACAGCCCCATTCAAATTATACATCAACAACAACTTGTTTTCTGATAGGAGCGGAATGCCGCCATAATTGAACTGTGAACCAAATTCGGCAGGAACAGTTACAACATCCCCCAAATCTGTCCACACACCATTCGGAGAAGTGGCGTGCCAAGCAGCAATTTTATTTGTCAACAAACCTTTACGGCACGACGTGAACAACAAACCACCAGCAGGATGTGGCACAATCCCCCCAGAATTCCCTGGGGTAGGTCCAAGTTCTCCAATGTTTGCCATATCGGACGACCAAGAAGTCCCTGTCCAAAACTGCGGAAGATTACCAGGCAACGAACCCGAATATGCGTTACGGCGAGCAACCACCAAACGAAAACCATCACCAGGTCGTTGCCAATTGCCAAAAATGTAAAGCCACGGTTCCGCAACCCACATTGCGGAACCCCAATACACCCAATTGCCGCCAACCTGTGTAGGTTGCAAACCAGGAACCAGCGCAGAAGAACGAATTGTTAAATCATCAAACAATTCGTACTCGTACAACGAATCAGGAGTATAACTAGTAAATATTGAACCAGCATAACCAGTTACCATTACATGCACATTATTTCTTGTTGGCGTATCAACCCATGCGCCCTGAGGCCAACGAAACGCCCCAACACCAGGCGAAGCAAAATATGATGGGAAAAACGGATTAGGTGCCTGCCAAATATCACTGAAACCCGTACCATACTGTACACCAAATTCGCCATGATGAAACGTAACAACACTATTATTAGTAAACCGATCCAATTTTACAGAGTTGTCGTTGTTCGGGATACGTTCACTAAACGTGTCTCCACAAAACATAATGATTTTACCCGAGTTGTCTTGACACATAGCGGTCGAATCTGCACCCAACCATTGTTTAGCACGCCAATTTTGCAAGCCCTGAAGTTCACTTACAGGTCGAGGCAGAATACGTTGAACAGGTTTTCTCACGACAACAACACCGACCTGAGAACATCCATCTGTCGGGTTACCGCATTTTCAGAAATCATGCCAACAAAACCTGCCAACATCGTAGATGCGGCAGGAGCATTTGTCATAGTCCACACCCCAGAATTAACTGTGCCCGTAGACAAATTAGTGATCCGCCAATTCAACTGAGAAGAACCAGGAGCCAACCATAACTCAAACTGAACCCATTGATTTACTGCGAATGCCACATTCGTTGTCTGCGTTGAAGTAGACACACCATTGCGTGCAACCAACATCCAATTTGTATCTTTTACCCCAGCGTTAGTGTGACGGCGAGCAAGCCCAATCCATGAATTTGCCAAAGAATCCGAATTCAACACAGTAGCAATCGAACCAGATGACGACAACCCCACAGCAATCCTTGTCCCCGTAGCAGCACCAGTTTCGTCATATGAAGCATCAGGGAACCTTGCAACAGCAGTATAATGAAACCCTGCACAAAACACATCAGTGTTTGCGCCAACGCAAACCAGTGGATTTGCAGTTTGGATACCAAGCGAAGCGGTGTCAGAAAGTCTGTTAACCCGAGGCGAATTTTGTGCAGCGGCCTGAGCAGTACCAGTACCAGTTACCGTAGTCGTAGTAGACCCAATTGTATTAAATGTTGCGTTCTGCGAAAACACGACATGCAACACATTGTTGTTATGAGTAATTGTCCCATATTTTTCGTTTAATTGACGAACTGACCCAACCATACTATAGCCAGGCCCGTTCGGCCCAATACGATCAATAACGTTACCAATAGACCAAGTGTTGTTTGTATTTCTTGAAGCAATCCTTAGTTCAGTGACTCCAACCCAAGCATCAGCAGCTAAAGGCTGCCCAAGGTCATCCCAAACCCAATATGAAACCACTTGGTCATAATCCGCAATTTCACGCACCACCGCATCCCACAAATTTTCTGCTGCTGGTTGACGAGCTAGCAGTTCATCACTTTTTGTAAAATATGTGCTGTTTGTTGGAATTTCAATAAAACGTTCATCAACCTGTCCTGCGATTACCTCAGAAAT